CGTTCCGCATCATCGATTTGGTCCGCGATCCTCCGGGTTCGCAGGGCACCGATCTGACCACCCCGTACAATTGGGCGTATGTCACGTTCAATAATCAGGACTACAAGTCCCTGACGGGTATTTGATCGTAGAGGAGAAGTACAATGGCCGTATCGGTCTCGCAAGCCTACGATCTCCTGTTCCCGGGCCTGCGTAAAGTAGCCGGTCAATACAAGGACCTTGATCGGCTGTACCCAAAAATCTATCATGTCGACAAGTCATATATGTCCGTCGAGCGTACAGCCTCGATGCGATATCTCGGGCTTGCAGCATTGAAGAATGAAGGCGGCCCGACTACATTTGATAATCAGGCCGGTGAGCGTTATGTCTACAATCAATACCATAAGGAAATTGGTCTTGGCTATGCATTCACCAGAAAGATGATCGACGATAATCTGTATAAAAGACAATGGCAGCCATCTAATCTTGGGCTTCAGAAGTCGTTCAACCAGACAAAAGAAATCTATGGCGCGTATGTACTGAACAGTGCGACCGTTTATGATCCGACTATCCTTGGCGACCAGCAGCCCTTATGCTCGCTAAACCATCCTGTCGACACGGGCGTCATTCCCAACAGATTCGCCGTCGACATGGACCTGAATGAGGCCGCGCTTCTCAACGCGCAGGCGTCGATCCGTGGCCAGTTCAGAGACAACGCCGGGCTGCGCATGCAGGCCCGCGCCAAGAAGCTGGTCGTTCCTATCGCGCTTGAGCCGGTCGCGATACGCCTGCTCAAGACAGTATTGCGCCCCGGAACGTCAGATAACGACATCAACGCAATTCCTGAGACAAGTGGAGGCATCCCTGATGGTCATCTAGTCCATGACTATCTGACCTCACCGACAGCATGGTTCGTGTTGACCGATCAAGAAGGACTGCTTTATCTTCAGCGCGTAAGCTTTGAATTAGATATGCAAGTCGATTTTACCACGGACAACTTGTTGGTTAAAGGTTATGAACGGTATAGTTTCGGGTATTTCGACTTCAGATCGATCTGGGGTTCTTTCCCGACTATGTAACTACTGAGGAAAGACTATGGCCAAAGAAACATTTTCTGGCCCTGTATTGGTCCTCGGTGGACTAATGGCTGGGCAAGGCGGCGCGGCACCGAAAGAATACTCTGACGAAATCGGGCCGAGTCTGTTCTGGGGTGGCTTCGGCATCCCCGCGACTGGAGCGAGGGTGAGCAAGGACACAACCGGGCCGGGCGCGATCCCCTGCATTACGGCAGTGAGCCCGATAAAGACCGTTAACGCCACCTTGACCGCTGGCGCTGGCACGCTGACAGTCGCAGCCAATGCGGTCGCCAATACGCCGTTCACCAACCTGACCACCTACGCGGCTGGGCGTGCGCCCGTGCCGATCTACACGAGCGCTGGCGTTCTGACGCAGGGTATCGGATTGGACCTCGGCATCGATACGGCGACCTTCCAGACCGCCGGGACAATCACGTTATCCGTGCCTGCCAATGCATGGCGCTACAACAAGCCGGGCCTCTGGCTTGCAATGCTCAATGGCGGCATTGGGGGCGCGTGCCTGTTTACTCAGGTCCAGTCGGTCAACACATCAACTGGCGTTATCACGGTCTTGCCCGCGCCAACTTGCACCAATGGCGCGACGGGCCAGATTTGCTTCACCAACCGCTACAATCCAAATTTGTATGGATCAGGTCCTCCGACCAGCATTGGCGGTGAGGTTCCGGCTGGCAGCGCGCGCATCAGCATTCCGGAATGCGGCAACGGGCGCGGTGTCGGCATTCTCGGCAGCACTGGCGGCCCGGCCAATATCCCGATCCTGATCCAAGGGACCGACTGCTACGCCGCCTATACCAGCGAGATCATCAACACCACGGCGGGCGCGTCGACGGCGTGGGGCAAGAAAACCTATGACACGTTCATCTCCGCCACGCCGCTCCAAAATGGAGGCGCGTTCAACTTCACCGTCGTCACATCGGACCTCATCGGGCTGCCGATCAGTGTCCTATCAGCCAATGGCCTTTATCAGGTACTGTTCGCGGGCGCGGCGGCGGGCGCCGCCAACTACACCATCGTTCCTGCGGACCTGACCAACCCGGCTACCCAGAGCACTGGCGATCCTCGCGGCGGCATCCAGCTAACTGCCAACGGGCCCGGCGCCGCGCCGACCATCACATGGGCGCCGCCCGCGCTGCTCACTGTCTGGCAAGTATTCGATCCGCTGGCGGTTATGCTATCAAGCGGCATCAATGGCGGCCCGCTACTCGGCGTGCCATCGGTTTAAGGAGGCCCCAATGCGAGGCGAAGAAGATCGCGAATGCCGCGCCAAGGGCGGCGGCATCAAGATGGGCGGCATCAAGAAGAATGTCATCCGCGAGTTTCATGGAGCGCACCCAAAGAACACGCCGGACGGGACGCTGTCACGCGGCAGCGGCATTTTCCGCGAGGACGGCGGAGCGGTGGTCGACCGTGCGGATGGCGGCATCGTCAAGCGCCTCAAGGGAGGCCGGGTCGCGAAGGCGATTGGCGGCTCGATTTCCGGCGGCGGCAAGAAACCGTCGATGGGACGAGCGGGGCGTGCGCGCGGTGGCGGCGTCGGCGCGGACCTTCATCCCCGGACACATGATGCGGGCTCTGGCCCGAAGCAGCGTTCAATCATGCCTGAGAGCGACGCGGAGCCATAATTCGGAAAGGACTTCCCACAGCCTTCTTGTGATGGCAGCCCAGCCTTTCATAGGGGCGTCCGTTTCCGCATCGCCGCCCAGACCCTTTGGGCGGCGTCTTTTTTAGGAGGCCTAGATGACCGTATCGGCCAAAACGCGAGCAAGCCTTCCCGCCTCTAGGCTTGGCCGGCCGAAATCCGGCGGCTTTCCCATGCCGGATAAGCGTCACGCCGCCATAGCGAAGGGCTTCGCCGCCATGCACAACGCGCCGGACAAGGCGGCCATCGATGCAAAGGCAGATCGCATCCTCGCCAAAAAACGCGGCGGGTTCATCGAAGGCAAAGGCAAGAAGCCCCATCTCGGAAGGAAAGCCTAATGCGCCCTGTCACAGTCAACCTCGGACCCGGCGCAGCGACCAACGCCACGTCGGCCATGGCAAATCTCGATGAATGGGCGGATGCGCCTCTTGGCGTTCAGCTTGTTGTCACCGCAGGGACGGCCACGGTGCAACACTCGATGGACAATCCTTGCGATCTGGTCAACCCGGTTCCTGTCGGATCGATGGTCTGGGATACGAGCCTTGTTCCGGCTGGCGCCATAGGCGCAACCGGCACGATCTCTTTCTCGATTGCAACCGCGCCGTTATGGATGCGAATCCTAGCTGCGACGGGCCCCGCAACTGCTAGAATGACATTGGTGCAATACAATGTCACTGAGCCATAATGTAATTAGCGTCCGATTCGCCTCGGAGCATAGCGCATGAGGGCAATCACTGCCACCGTTACGCCCGGCGCAACATCGGCCATGGCGCGTATGGATAATTACGCAAGCGCAGGGCTTGCGGTGCAGATCGTCGCTTCCGGCGGCGCGGCCTTCTCGCTTAGGCACTCACACGATGATCCTAATGAGTTGGTCAACCCAGTCCCTGTCGGCTCGATGGTATGGGGTTCTTCCCTGCTTCCGACAGGCGCCGCGAATGGCACGTCGAATATCTCATTCGTCATCATGGCCGCGCCGCTCTGGATGCAATTCAACCTGACCAACGCGACCGGATCGGCGCGCGCAATCTTCCTTCAGGTTGGCACCCATAGCCATTCCAATATCGTGAGCGGGCCATTCGCTGCTCCGCATTTGATGGAGGCAACGAAAGAGGGCACGAACTACGGGGCCATGGCGAAATGAGTTCCGACCTCGCAACGACGCTTACCTACGTCGCCACGGCGGGGCAAACCGCATTCGGCCTTAGCGTCAATGATCGGTTCGGAAACACTTTCATCCTGTCGGCGGCAAATCTGGTCGAGGTCACCGTTGGCGGGGCGCGACTCGCGATGGATGACGGCACTGGGTTTGGTGGCTATCGCATCAATGTGCCGCTGAACAGCGTTATCTTGCTTTATCCGGCAGGGGTTGGATCACCTGTCATTATCGATGTCTTCGGCGGGGTAGGCGCCCCAGCGTATTTTGAACTCGCCACGACGCTCACCTACGTCGCCACGGCGGGGCAAGTCGTGTTCAGTCTCGGCTCCAATGATCGATTCGGCAATAAATTCCTGCTCGTCTCTGGGTATCTCGTCGATGTTACCGTAAATGGCGTTCGACTCGCCTTGGACGATGGCACTGGGTTTGGTGGCTATCGCATCAATGTGCCGCTGAACAATATCTCCCTTCTTTATCCAGCGGGGAGTGGCTCGGCCGTCATTATCGATGTTTTTTCACCCGCCACTCCGGGTCCGGGTCCGGGTCCGACTCCGACTCCGACTCCAACTCCGACACAGCCAGTTAACACCTCGGCGACCTATAACTTCTTCCCGTCCCTTGGGGAATGCACGCTGAATGCCCTCTCTAGGGTACAGATTCGTGGACCCATGGTGTTCGCGGAGCACCTTCATCAGGCGTGGATGGAGGCCAACCTGATGCAAGTGGAATGGAGCAATCGCGGGCCCAATCTGTGGAAGGTCTCGGAGGAGGTATTCGACACGGTTTCGGGGCAGGCGACCTATCCAATCCCGTCGACTGCAATTATGGTCCTTAACGTCACTGTCGGTATGGGAAACCCGCCGAACGAGCAGGAACTGACCATCACGCCGATGACACGGCAAGAATATACGATGCAGCCGAACAAGGCCATTCAGGCCCGGCCGACATCGTTTTGGTACGACCGGGCGCTCGCGCCAACGATTACTTTCTGGCCGACGCCCGATCAGGTCTACCACATCCATGTCTGGTCTTACGGTCAGCAAATGGACGCAGTGCAGCGCGCCGCGATGCAGCTTGAGGTGCCGTACCGTTGGCTTGACGCCGCGTGCGCCGGGCTCGCTGCGCGGTTGGCGGTCCACTATGCTCCGGCTCTTGAGATGCAACGCAAATCACAAAGCGATTCGGCCTATCAGATCGCCGCAACGCAGGACACAGAAGCGGGCTCTATCTACTTCCTGCCGATGGTTGAGACCTACTTCGATTGAGGTGAGGCAATGGCTTACGCTTCCAGAGCCGGACGGGCTGTCTGCAACCCGGAGAACCCGCGCGCCTATGGGGTCTGCGACCATTGTGGCCTGTGGTGGAATCTCCACAAGCTGACATACGAATACGAATGGCAAGGCACGAAGCTGATCAACAAGCGCTTCCGTGTTTGCCGCGACTGCAAGGACCGGCCCAACCCGCAGCTTAAGGCGCGGCTCATGCCAACCGATCCGGTCCCCGTCAACGATCCTCGCCCAGAGCCCTACCTCTACCCGCTCAATCTCCGGTACATCGTGACAGAGGTCGCTGAGATCGATCTTATTACCGAATTGTCAAATCAGCCGCTGGAGATCGAGTGATGAACCGCATCGTTCGACCCGGGTCTACGTGGGCGCCGCCCCAGCCGAAGGATATTCCGCCGATCCCGGGTATTCCCGGCCCGGTCAGTTCAGGGGCAGGCATTCCGATCTCCGAATTGCCACAGGGCGGCCCAATCGTCGGTCCGGAACCGATCCCGGGCGTGCAGAACGGCATTACCGTGCAGTTCGAAGCCGATCAGTTGACCGGCTTGACGGGGCCGCAGGGGCCACAGGGACCGCAAGGTTCGCAGGGGACTGCTGGGGCTCAGGGCATCCAAGGCATCCAAGGCCTCCAAGGGGATACGGGGCTACAGGGTTTGCAAGGCGACCAAGGCATCCAAGGCCTCCAAGGCATTCAGGGGAACCAAGGCATCCAAGGCATTCAAGGCATTCAAGGCATCCAAGGCACCCCCGGCCAGACGGTGGTCATCGTTGGGCATTTCACCAACAATCTGCCGTCTAGCCTCCCTCCGAATGGCATCATCCCAGCCAATTGGGATTCTGCGGGTAATCCGGCCACGACTTTAACCTTGTCTATTGGGCAGGGGATGCAATACACCGTTAATGGGCATGTCTGGTGCTATGTTGGAACGGCGTCTGTCGCTGGCGGGTGGGAGGACCTCGGCGCCGTAGTTGGACCGCAGGGGCCAACCGGGGCAACCGGCCCCACAGGGGCAACCGGCGCTACCGGAGCGCAGGGTGTGCAAGGAAATAC